ATGGCTGGATTCCTTACTCTCACTTGTTACGAATCTTGGATTCGTATCCACTGATACTTGGTACTAAGGGTTCTCATGTGAATATTAACTGCAAGAGGATATTCATTACTTCTAATCAGTGTCCTTCTAAGTGGTTTAGAAATGTTGGTTTTGCTGCATTGCGAAGACGTATATCTCGAATGTATGAATTTGTTTCCTTAGAGGAGCGTTATGCTTACGAGTTTGATTTGAATAAGGTTCAGGGAAAGCGTTATACCTTTCCTAATGATGATACGAAGGTTCTATTGGTCTCTCCTGAGACTCCTTAATTTTGAAAAAAAATATTAGTAGAATAAATATTTTTTTTGACATATATATGTGCTTCCCCTTTTTTGAGGTAACTATGATAGGCAAACGAAGGTTTGTGGCGAAGCCAAAGAATACATTCAAGAAGAGGTATGCGGGAGGTTCTAGACCTCTGACAATGATCACAAACGACGCAGTTAATATCCCTGCTTACACCACCCCAGTGTATGGGAGAGGATATAATCCTAAGGCTACTGCTGTAGCAGCTCCACCTCCTGGTGCAGAGAGGAAGTGGTTTGATACGAATGTAGCATTTGCTCCTATGGCAGCTCATGGTAGTTTACCTACTACAATTGCTCCAGGCTATCAGAAAGATAGTTTGCTTTTGATGTCAAGAGGAGATGGTCCTAATAATCGTGAAGGGGCAAAGATTTGCCTTACATCATTAGACATTAGAGGGAGTGTTGGTACAGATCGTAATTCAGCTTCTACTTTTTCTGCTGCTGATTTGCAGATGGCTCCTACTCAGTTTAGAGTTATTGTTTACATTGATACTCAAGCGAATGGTGCGAATGCACCTGTGGAGACGATTATCACACCTCAGACAGGCAATCCTTTTGATTCGTTCAATAATTTAGTTTATTCTGGACGTTACAAGACTCTTATGGACAAGTTTATTCTTGTTAGACCTGGTTCTGCATTTTGGGATGGTACATCATATCACTCTACGGGAGGTATTGCTCACTTTAAAAAGCATGTTGCTTTGAACCTTCCAGTCACTTATACGGCGAATGAGGGAGCTATTACTAGTGTTGTTGGAAACAACATCGGTGTGTTATGTTTTTCTCAGTATGCGCCTCATCACGCTATTAGCTTTAGCGCTCGCGTTCGTTTCACAGATTATTGAGTGAATGTATTTTTTAACTTGTTAATAAACCTTGATCCTCATAAAACAGCTTAGGGGGCTTGCCCCCTCGCGTCGCAGACTTAAACATATTTTCCGAGTAAAAACATTACGAGCGGAGCGAAGCGGAGTGAGTCTGAGCGGAGCGGAGCGGAGCGGATGTCGCCATGGCAACTATGGCGGAGCGGGTCGGATGTTCCCATGGTAATCATGGGAAGGGTATAAGATGGTGGGGTATGTCCTTTAGGACACAGTATTACCCCCACCTCTGTTCCTGTTCCACTGTTCCATGACAAATTTACGTGCAAGAAATTGGGTGTATACTATAAATAATCCCACAGAGGAAAGTTCTCCTAGACTCTGGCCTGATGTCAGATTCTCAATCTGGCAGAAGGAAAGGGGAGCACAAGGCACTGAACATTTTCAGGGCTATGTTTCATTCAAGAAACCAATGCGAATGGCTGCTTTGAAGAAGATATCTAAAGTTGCTCATTGGGAGGTTAGGAAGGGTACCGAGCAGCAATGTATTGAATATTGTTCTAAAGAGGATACTAGAATTGACGGACCTTGGGAGATAGGTGATAGACCAGCTCCCGGAAAGAGGAATGATTTACTTGACGCGGTAGCTTTGATTGATTCTGGATCTTCTATGAAAGAGTTGGCTACTCTTCTCCCTACTACTTTTGTTAAATATTCGAGAGGCCTTGCCTCGTATGAAAGGGTTATGGCTCCAAGACGTACAGTTGCTCCTGAAGTTATAGTAGTGTTTGGTCCTACCGGTACTGGCAAAAGTCACTTTTGTCGGGAGCAGTCTCCTGATGCATATTGGAAGCCTACCGGTACTGAGTGGTTTGACGATTATGATGGCAAGTCTGATATTGTTATTGATGAATTTTATGGCTGGATTCCTTACTCTCACTTGTTACGAATCTTGGATTCGTATCCACTGATACTTGGTACTAAGGGTTCTCATGTGAATATTAACTGCAAGAGGATATTCATTACTTCTAATCAGTG